CCAAAGTCGCCAGCTTGCATCTTACGCAATCCCTCTACAGGAGTCTTAGCAAACTCTGGGCTGGCTGTGTAATCAACAATCGCACCCATCAATGCGCGGTCAAAGTCTGCGCGTTTCTCAGCAAAGAACTGTGGATCGTTTGTTTGAGCTGCAATATCAAATACGCGCTGGCGTTCAACTAAGATACGCTCTGCCAGTAAAACTGGGTCTTTCTCTACCCGCATCAGATCAGCAATGATAGTAGGTGTCTGCGAGATTAGGTCATCTGCGTTAGCTTTGACGCCTTCGCCATAAATCTTATAGGCGCGGTCTGCTGCCTTAGCGTATACAGGAGCTCCAGCACTACCAGCGGATGCCCTAAAGCGCAGGCCTTCCTCGGGTGATATGCTAGAGATAGCTCTGCCATATCCATCGGTAATCGCTTTAATCTGAGTCTGTACGTCTTTTAAGTTAAAAGAACCAGAGTCAACCATTCCGCTTAGGCGCGAGAACTCATTACGCACCTTTACTTCTAATTCATTACGGAGTTGAGCGGCCTGTACTTTACGAGCTGCATTGCCAAAGGTAGTGCCAGGCTGTGCAAACAATTCCTGTGGGCTTTTACCGCCTTCCATTGCAGCCATAACCTGCTCTGCGCTTGGCTGGTTCTCTGCGCCGTACTGCAAACCTTCACGCTCTGCCTGCTCGTTTGCTTTTTTAAATGCAAAGTCAGATACGCGATCTAACGCAGATGTAATCGTAGTTAGCTGTGCCTGCGATTCCTTTACGTCAGCGCGATCTAAACGCGGAATGTCAGCAGGCAAAAGGCCTGTTGGCTGATAGAGTGGGAGAGTTGCCATATTAACCTCCACCTCCATATGCAGATCCACCGCCAGAAGGAGCGCCGCCCATAGATCCATAGGACGCGGCGGCCTGACCTAATTTACCAGCAGCGTCAAAATAGCCTGTGCGCTCTGCTGTAGCTCCAGCATCCTCGTATAAACTAGCCTGTATCAATCCATTGCGGCGCTGACCTTCTGCGCCCGATAAAGCAAACGCAAACTCTTTACCGCCGCGAGTGCTATTTACCGCTTGAATTAATCCAGCTGATCCATCAAAAGCATTTACACCACCAGCAAAGCCGCGAGCAATTACAGCCGCATTAGCTGAGTTGGTGCGTTGTAGTATTTGATTAGCCTGAAATTCGTATTGAATAGATTTACGCTCAGTCTCAAGACGAGTCACAGCTGCTTGCTGGTCGTAGTATTTTTTCTTGTCTTGTCCGGCCTTAATAGAGCCGTAAGCTGATACTACAGCTAACACTATCGCAACTGCTGCCATGCTATGTCCCCTGGTGTGTGGCTACTTTGTACTCCATACCTAATAAAGTCATCTTTAAAGGTATGTCCTGAGATATCGTAATCTTAGCCTCTTGCGAGTAACCTAAGATGCCATGCAATACTTTTGTGCCTGTAAACTCTGTGACTGGCTCATCCAAAATATCACCGAAAGCGCGGAATGGGATCTGAGTACCGTTAATCTTCATGTGTTGTGTATTTGCAACAAGTGCGTTTACCTCAACAATGCGCTTTTTAAATCCAATGCGTGTCCCTGTTTGCAGCTTTAAATCGACTGGCATTGTGCGAGCCTCGACCGCGATAGGCAAACCGATCTCGTAGGATGATGCTGTAGCTCTAGGCAGCGTTACGGTACCGCCAGCAGGCACAGCCTGGTTAGCCTGTACTGCGCCGTCCTCAAGAATATTAACGGTCTCCGTTACTAGGTGCGACATCGTTACTGTGCTTACTACGCCTGTGCCTGATTTAGCAGAGTCTGTAAACAAGTCATTATCAAAGACCTCTACGTAGTATTGGTTTGTTCCATTTACATTGCGGCGCACAACGGTATATATCGTAGATATATCCACGCTGACATCGATGTATGCACCATCTACTGTAATGAACTCAGATGGGGCAATGACGTTCTGTGCGCGCAGCAGAGAAAATACAGCCATCGTGCCATCATTAGAGTTGGTCATCAAGAGTAAGTCATTCTCATCTGTAGCAACAGATCTACGCAAAGCTAGGCGACTTGGACCCTTTAGCAGATGACCAGCAAGCAATGAGATTTTCTGAGTAACGTAAGTAGCTTGAGTATCCGTATACGCAAACTCATTAAGCGATTTACCCTGGCGTTGAATAAACAGAGTGCCTGACTCTAGCTGCTGCACCCGTACGCCTTGCTGCGTGCCGTTACGGCTAGCAGTCTTAACAAAGAAGTTAGTAGGCGTAATTGGATCTAATCCATTTTGCGGGACGTAGAACTCACCGCCAGTAGTAAACACTTGCAAGTCGCGACCAGAGATAATATCGACAATCGCGTTAAATGTATTGGTGTCTAGTGTTGCCTCAACCGCATCATCATCTAAACCTTCAGTAGCCTCAAAATCAAAGAAGAGGCCAACCTTAGAACCCCATACAGTACTAGGGCGAGACTTAGAGCCACCAAAGTACAAACGACCTTCGTGGAAAGTAACAGAGCGAGGCCAACCCTTTCCGCTAGACCATACAGCTTCGTACCCAGATTCATAGTCCCAGCTCCCGTTTGCAATAGCGGATGTATTAAAAAACGGAAACTCTGTAATTGCGTCTACAGATGTAGTCGAGTTAAACCGCACAATTTTAGCTCTGCCTTGTGGCACAGCATTTATATATTGACCAACAGCGCCGGAAGTAAATACACCAGATGACGCAGTCAAAGTAACCTTGCCTGATACAGCGGATGGTGTCAGAGTCCCAGCTGGGTTAGTTACCGATACCGTAAACGCGTATTTAGGAATAGAGTCAAACGTAATTGCGCTAGCAGTCCAAAGAGAATCACTAGCTCCGCGCACAATGCTAATAGGCGCAATATCAGGATGCACCACAATCAGCGTATCTGCCGATTGAGTCCATACGATATTATTTAATGTAGCGCCAGTCAGGCCAACTCCAGACGTACTTAGGTATTGATTGCCTGAGCCGTTAATGTTAGTGATTAAAGTTCTATTCTTAAATATGTACATCCGATTATGCGTAAAGCACAGCATATAGCTGTCAGATGTAGAGAACTCAAATTCAACTAAGCGCACGCCGTTAGCCGCAGACTCAGTACTAGAGTTAGGCAGCGATGTAATGTAACGCGAGCCAGGCCTACGGCGAATACCGCCTTGTGGCTGGCAGACTACATTGGTAGCCTTCTCTAATGCGTTTGAGTATGCAGTTAAATCTACACGGGCGCGGAGCAATGGATCGAGCTCACCCGTAGAGAAGTTCGTTTGTATGCTTACAAAGCGACTCATTAATACCTCACGTTAATAAGTGAGAAGTCATTTATAGCGTTAGTAGGATTGCCAGCGCCATCAATATTCATGGCCTGACGCAAATAGCCACCGCGGCCATTCTCGCTTGGGCCACCTGTAGCTACAGATTGCCAGTACTGGCTTTTGTCTGTTTGGTCGGTAATAGGCAAAGCGAGGTGCCAAGTCATCATGTACTTGAGCAGCTGCACGAAATAGCTAGGCATATCGTACTCAGGCACCGAGTACTGATAGTCGATATAGACCTGCTCGTAATCAGTCAGCAGCTTGTCGCCAATGATGCGGTATTCTTTGCGCGGAGGGATGTTGGTAGCGTTGGTATCATAGATGGCTCTAGGACTCGTTAAACGATCTCCTGGGAGCTGATATTCATAACGGTACTCATTGATAGGCGTAGAGATTAAACGCGCTATAGACGTCTTTTTATAGCTAAAAGACCAGGGGTACATTAATAGCGCCTGATCCTTGATATCTGGGTATAAACGGTTGGCAACAGACGCCTCGTCTGTGCCTTCGTCAAAAGACGAAATCGGCTTGGCGCCGAGCATCAACAAAGCATCAGAACATATCGAGAGAGCGGTATCACCAGCTGCCATTTACTTCTCCAATGTGAGAATGGGCCACCACCGAGAAACCTCAGTAATGGCCCATTTTAATACTAAAAGCTATTAATCGCCGTCAGTATTTGCCAATACTGTGCCATCGTTTACGTCAACAACACCAGAGGCGTTAGAAAGAACATAAACAAGGCTAGCTACTGCGGTAGTGCCAGTAGAAGTTACGCAATAAATCAGATCGCCAACGCTGAGGATGGACGACAATTCATTGAAATAACCAGCTGTATTGACATCAGCCAAGGCGTCAGTCGTTTTATAAGCATACATTGCTGGAGCATTACCAGCTTTGGATGCAGCGATGGTTGAAAAACCAGTTGAGCTATAAGCCATTTTTCAGTCTCCTTTATGCTGTTTCGCGAGCGGTAATCTTAACGATACCCTCAGCATCGATGGCTACTGCACCAGCAGAGAATACAGAGTTCACGAGGAACGATGTCTTTTCTGGGATGTAGTTAACTTCGGTGCGTGGAGCGATACCTTCAGCATAGCCGATAGCGTCTTTGTGGAAAGCAAAGCAGATACGATCCAAGCTACCATCAATAATCAGGCCGCCTTCAGTACGGTCGCCTAATACATGGAAAGTAAAGCCTAAGAAAGTATTGATTTCGCCGCTTACCAAAGCCTTAACGGTATTGAAGTCAGAGCTGGTTACAGCTGTTTCAGACAACAACGATGCCAAGCCTGATGCGTGGAGAATAATGTTACGACCTTCTGGTGGTACGTTTTTAGCGTCCAAAAGGCGCTTTGCTTCGCGCAATTTAGCTACGTTAAGGTTAGTATCGCTACCACCGATATCGTTGCTAACTGTGCCTGTGCCGCTAGCAGCTGTCAATGCGTCCAGGATTAACTGGTCTTGACGGCGGCCAATAGCATTGCCCAGTACTTGTACGAGCTCTTGACGCTCGTCAAAGTTTACTTTGGCTTGGCTGAAGATATCGCTATATTCAGCAGCGTTCCAATCTTGCAATGTGCAAGTTACATTGGAAAAGCCTACGTTTAATGGGGTTACATCGGTCTGGGTAATGCGTGGGGTTGCAACGCCACGACCAACTTTAGGGAAACGGACGGTAGAGCCTTCTACTCCACGACGCTGACGAACAGCACCAACCAGCATAGCCTTGCCCTGGTAGGCCTGTTTTACCTCAGCATCAAATAGAGTTACAAAGGCGTTCGATAATTGAACTGACATTTGAAATTCTCCTGATAGGTAAACAAAAAATTAAGGTTTATTGCTTCGGTTAGCCTGTTTCGCAGGGCCGTATGCTTGCTAGTTACGCTAGCCAATCGACAGAAATATCTGTATTAAGGGCCAATTAAATGGTATGCCTTATGGAGTTTCTAGCAGAAGTGTTACAAAAACGCAACATCTTATGCAAATATTTTTATAGGCGTAAAAAAACCCCGGCCGTACTGCGCCGGGGCAAGCCACTCCCGTGAAGGATCTATTGACCGAAAGTCGAGTTAAACATCTTCTCTACCTTGGCTCGGTATGCTGGGTCTGACTTGTACTTAGGATCCGCTACCATCTGATAGAGCTCATCCTTAGATGGCGCTCCCTCAACTGGCATGGATTGGGTAGGAATACGAGTACCCTCGTAAGCCTCCCGTACTTTAGCTAAAGCCTTTAGGCCCTTAGCTGTGCCGCCCATATACTTAAATTCCTCAAAGTCATCTTTACCCCAGATGCCTTTGTTTACTAGCCCACGCGCCCAGTCTGTCATGCCTTTAATTACGACATCGGCATTGGGGCCTAGAGCTGCGCGCTCTTGCTCGATGGTACGCTGGCCGACTTCAGCCTGCTCACCACCCATTTTAACGACTTCACCGACTAGGGTATCTAGTGCGGCCTGCGATACGCCATACTCTTTAGCCCAGTTTAATACATGACTTTTTACTGGGTCATTGTCTGGTACTTCACCAAAGGCTGCGGTATCGTACTTCCCGTCTGCCGGGGCTTTGTGCTTGCCCTGGCTAATCTGCTTACGCAGGTCAGACCATGACTTTGCAATGCCCTCTAAGTCAGGCTCAGTAGTGTCTTTTTTCCAAAAGTTCTCTGGCCACCAATCGGGTCTTTCTAGGGGTGAATCATCTTCTTGTGGCGCCAAATGGCTTATTGCTGTGCTATTTGGGTCTTGTTGCTCTGCGGCATTACTGTCATCAACTGTTGCTGAATCCAATAGGCCGCTATCTTCTGCGGGTTGGTTCGCTTCGTCATTCATGGTTACATTTTCCTAGCTTTAATTAGCCGCGCTTCAAGGTCTCTAACGATGCTATTCTGCCCTTCTCGGTAGTAAGCAAAGCTAGAGTCGCTACCAGGCGTGGCGACTGGTTGCTCTAGTATGGATGAACGTAGCCATCCCATGAGCTTTTGGCCATCCTCAGTACCTAATACTCTGAGGCATAGCTTATTCAAATCCTCAACAGCCTGCTGAGAATCCCTAATATCTAGGGATATCTCATTGAGCCCTTCCCATCCATCTGTAAGCGCCTGCTCTAGCTTACTCATTGCATCTTACCTATTACTTCAGCCGCAACCTCTGGATTCTCTTGTGCGAGCTGCTGCGCTTGCTGCGCTGCTTGCTGCATATTAAATTGACGCTCCTCAGACGATGCGCGCAGTCTGCTTGGTACGCCGAGCTTGTCAGCGATAAAGTCAATAATCTCACCGTACTTCGGTGTGGCCTGACCCTCTGGACCCAACTGTGCAGCCATCTGTACAAACTGCATTGTGTTGGTTACATCTTCCATATTCTGAGCCATAGCCAGCGGAGCGATTGGAGAAACACGCACCTCTAATCCGTTGACTCGCAATGGCAGATCGATCAGGCCGCGCTCATCCATTACCTGTAAAGTCTTGCTTACCAAAGGAATCATCGTCTCGTTAATTAAACGGCCAAACGCAGAGCCTAAGTTCTGGCTTAACTCCTTCATGCGCTCGACTACTTCAGTAGCAGAGCGAGCAGACATATTGTCAGGCGGCAATGACTCATCTAGCAAAATGCGCTTGATATTGGTTACGAGGTCATTAATAATAATCTGCGATACGTTGAAATCCCCAGCGCGAGGTAACGGTTTTAATGATTCGCCTTGTGGGCCACCATTACGCGCTACTGGGATAATTGCACCGGGGATAATCTTAACGGTAGCTGGATTTAAAACACCATCGTCTGCCGCTGTGTATACGCCTGAGATAGCCAAGCTAGCATTTTTAAGTACTAGCTCTTTTACCTTGTTTAATGTCTTAATATCTGGCAGAGCTGTAATCAATGGGCCGCGACCGTATATCTCGCCAGCGACTTTCATATAGCGACTGACAACCCAAGGGCTGTGCTTTAGTCTGCGGTAAACAACCTCTACCTTAGACTCTTTGTGGATTACGTGATAGCAGTAGTCGCCACGCTTAGGATCAAATACGGTAGCCTCGATTAGCTCTACATCTTCTGTAGGCTTGTTATCAATCTTAGTTTGCAGATCGGCAGGAATAATCGCGTCTTTCCATTGCTGGATAATAGCCTCGCCCTTGATACGCATACGGCGGTATACGTTATCTACTTGGCCGTTAGCGCCCTCTTCAAACGCAACCAAAAACTGTGGCACAGGAATGTAGTTGATTGGAGATATATCATCACCAGGCTGCACCATCATTACTGCTGTGCCTACTGACAGATCAAGCAAAAACTCACCAACTGCAATATCAAAGTTAGATTGCTTAATGGTTGCAAACAGTTTCTCAGTATAGATATCAAGAGCTGCGTTAGCCTCTGCTTTGCGGTCATCTGGAATATCAGGGCCAGACTCTAAGCGGCACCATCTGCGCTGTGGCGGGAATATGCCTGACTGGATACGGTTAGCAAAACGCTGCGTGGAGTTGATAGCCGTAGCATCAAATACGCGATTCATCTTCTTAGCCCCGCCTACCTTGCCATCGTAATATCCATCGTACAGATTACGCTGCGGCAAAGCGAACTCGTATGCCTCATCGTATAGATCACGGAAGTCCTCTTTCTTACGCAGCGCAATGTCGTGCCGCTTGAGGATGTCCTCTGGTTTTAAACGCATCATCTCAGCCATATCAATCCTTTTTGTGCTTATTTGCAAAGTTGCGAGCTGCCTCTTTGCTACCAAATCCCCATGCCCTCAGCGCTAACTTCAGACGCGTAGGCTTTCCATTCTCATCTGTCAACGGCCCAGCCATACCACCAAATCGAGCAGCAAAAGATACGCGCCGTGGGTTTGTACCTTCTTTGACAGGAGCTTTTAGATTCGCGCCCTCTGTCCGCTTAAAGTATTTACGGCCAGCCTCAGTAAGACCACCGCTTGGACTCTTATGCTCTTTCTTCATTCGTACCAATCTGCTAATAAATTAGCCGCGTGAGGTTGAGCATTAACATTAGTAAGCCTAAACAAATAAGTTGTTAATGGCTTTAAAACAAATTCAAAAGAACTTAATTGACCGCCACCACCTTGCTTGTTAGACGGTACAAATTCACCAAATATTTCAGTACCAACTGATGTTACTGTAGGCGCAATAACGGCAGCCGCAGAGCTTGTAGTAATTAAGCTACGGTTACGCCTGTTAATCGTTAGTGCTGTTCCGCCGCTAGTAGTGGGAGCCTCATAAACATAAAACTCAGTTTCTCCAGAAGAGCCGTAGCTAAACATAATATGCGGAGTAACGCCAGCAGGGAAAGCCAATGCAATATCAATGCTAGCTCCAGCTGCCAATCCAGCTGCATATGGGTATTGCTTGTATACGTAATATCCTCTGCCTTCATGCAAACGTAAATGATTTACGTCCAATACAGGAAATGGTTTATCAGAGCTAGTTAAATATTGAACGCCATCCTTATCCACATAAGATGGGGATACGTGCCTTGACTTAGTATCTAGCGACTCGCGTTTGACTTCGATGGCCATTAGCTGTCATTTTCCTCGTCTAACTCCATAGCCTTCTCAAGATCCATCTCATTAAATTTGGATCTACCTTTTTGCTTGGCTAACATCTGAGCTACTTTTTTATGGAAAGCGCTAGGCTTTTTGGGCATATCATCTTCGCCCTCATCCTTATCGTTACCGTTTAAATAGATTTCGATTTTCATTATTTACTCTTAGGCTTCATTGCAGTTTTAGCTGCCTTCTTAAAGGCTGAATCAGTAGGAGCGCCAGGCGATCCAGGCTTACGCATCTTTTCCTTGGATCCCTCAGCAATGCGCTCACGCTTGGCGTGAATATTTGCGTATAGTCCAGCTTTCATTTTTTCTTCGCCATTCCAGCTTCAGACATAGCAATAGCTACAGCCTGATCGCGTGACTTTACTTTATCGCCAGAGCTAGACTTCAGCTTGCCTGACTTGTATTCGCGCATAACCTTGGCAACCTTAGCTTTCATCTTATCCAAGATTTTGTCCCCCGCCTAAAGTCTGTACACCAGACTCAGCATTTAATCGTGCGTCAGATAAAAGTTGGCGGCCACGGCGGCGAGCGCCACGCATACGAGCGCCCATCATCTCATCAGCTGCGCTTGCTTTGCCTAGCTTTGCTGCTGGCGCTGCCTCTGCTGCTGGAGCCGCAGCCGCAGCTGGAGCTTCTGCCTCTGGCTTGTTGCCGACTAATGTATTGGCTGCTTTAGATGCGCCACCAACAACTTGTTGTACTGCTTTTGTTGCTTGCTTAATTGGCTGTTGAACTGCTCTGACTGCTCCACCCATGATTAAACTCCCATTCCTCGGTTAGTTCCTAAAGTTTGCTCAACGCCTGTCTCTGGAGTTAAGCGCGTATCTGCCAACAACATTCTTGAGCCACCGCGTCTGCGAGCTGCAACGCGACCAGCTGCCTGCTCGGCTAGTTCTCTACGCTCATCATCTGCTTGTTGTTTTAGCGCAGCGTTTTCTTCGCGCTGTGCTGCCATCTGACCTGACATATCTGGGCCGCCACCGCCGCCAAATAATCCACCCATATCAAAACCTCGCCATAAGTAAGTAATCAACCTGATCGGGGCCGTACTTTCGCATCACGCTCTCAGTTTCAAAACCAATCGCTTTTGCATATCTGAACGCCCTATTGTCGTCAGTTCTAACAGTTATTTGTAATCTATGCAACTGGAGATATCTAATTGCGATATCGCTAAATCGTTTGCCTGCTCTAAGCATTGTTGCTGGTATGTCTCTAGCCTGATTATCAAAGATACTCCACAGCTCACCGACTCCCGGCCAGATGTTTACTACGCCAATAACCGCTATAGGTCTGTTATGTCTAAACGCAGTAAACGCAACGCCCATCTGCGCCTGTTGCGAGACCATCGACTTAATATCGTATACATGGGATAAGACCGATATCTCTTTATGGTCAAAGTCTAAATGGTCAAAGTGCTCAGGCACGAACGGCAGATAGTACATACCCCTGCGCTTATGCATCTCATCATTCATTACCTCATACGGGATATGGAATCTCATCGCCCAAATATATCAAAGTCGCTGTTAGCTACGGTCTGGGCTACAAAAGTCTTGGTTTGCCCCGCTGGCCCCCTCGTCATGCGCTTGTATTCGCCGCCACCTAGCAGCAAGTAGCCAAACGCGTCACCTACGTGCGAGTGCTCATTCTTATTCGGCGCATCCTTAAACCGCTCTTGGCCTGATCCTACGTAGGATCAGGCCAAGAGCGGTTTAAGGATGCGCCGAATAAGAATGAGCACTCGCACGTAGGTGACGCGTTTGGCTACTTGCTGCTAGGTGGCGGCGAATACAAGCGCATGACGAGGGGGCCAGCGGGGCAAACCAAGACTTTTGTAGCCCAGACCGTAGCTAACAGCGACTTTGATATATTTGGGCGATGAGATTCCATATCCCGTATGAGGTAATGAATGATGAGATGCATAAGCGCAGGGGTATGTACTATCTGCCGTTCGTGCCTGAGCACTTTGACCATTTAGACTTTGACCATAAAGAGATATCGGTCTTATCCCATGTATACGATATTAAGTCGATGGTCTCGCAACAGGCGCAGATGGGCGTTGCGTTTACTGCGTTTAGACATAACAGACCTATAGCGGTTATTGGCGTAGTAAACATCTGGCCGGGAGTCGGTGAGCTGTGGAGTATCTTTGATAATCAGGCTAGAGACATACCAGCAACAATGCTTAGAGCAGGCAAACGATTTAGCGATATCGCAATTAGATATCTCCAGTTGCATAGATTACAAATAACTGTTAGAACTGACGACAATAGGGCGTTCAGATATGCAAAAGCGATTGGTTTTGAAACTGAGAGCGTGATGCGAAAGTACGGCCCCGATCAGGTTGATTACTTACTTATGGCGAGGTTTTGATATGGGTGGATTATTTGGCGGCGGTGGCGGCCCAGATATGTCAGGTCAGATGGCAGCACAGCGCGAAGAAAACGCTGCGCTAAAACAACAAGCAGATGATGAGCGTAGAGAACTAGCCGAGCAGGCAGCTGGTCGCGTTGCAGCTCGCAGACGCGGTGGCTCAAGAATGTTGTTGGCAGATACGCGCTTAACTCCAGAGACAGGCGTTGAGCAAACTTTAGGAACTAACCGAGGAATGGGAGTTTAATCATGGGTGGAGCAGTCAGAGCAGTTCAACAGCCAATTAAGCAAGCAACAAAAGCAGTACAACAAGTTGTTGGTGGCGCATCTAAAGCAGCCAATACATTAGTCGGCAACAAGCCAGAGGCAGAAGCTCCAGCTGCGGCTGCGGCTCCAGCAGCAGAGGCAGCGCCAGCAGCAAAGCTAGGCAAAGCAAGCGCAGCTGATGAGATGATGGGCGCTCGTATGCGTGGCGCTCGCCGCCGTGGCCGCCAACTTTTATCTGACGCACGATTAAATGCTGAGTCTGGTGTACAGACTTTAGGCGGGGGACAAAATCTTGGATAAGATGAAAGCTAAGGTTGCCAAGGTTATGCGCGAATACAAGTCAGGCAAGCTGAAGTCTAGCTCTGGCGATAAAGTAAAGTCACGCGATCAGGCTGTAGCTATTGCTATGTCTGAAGCTGGAATGGCGAAGAAAAAATGAAAGCTGGACTATACGCAAATATTCACGCCAAGCGTGAGCGCATTGCTGAGGGATCCAAGGAAAAGATGCGTAAGCCTGGATCGCCTGGCGCTCCTACTGATTCAGCCTTTAAGAAGGCAGCTAAAACTGCAATGAAGCCTAAGAGTAAATAATGAAAATCGAAATCTATTTAAACGGTAACGATAAGGATGAGGGCGAAGATGATATGCCCAAAAAGCCTAGCGCTTTCCATAAAAAAGTAGCTCAGATGTTAGCCAAGCAAAAAGGTAGATCCAAATTTAATGAGATGGATCTTGAGAAGGCTATGGAGTTAGACGAGGAAAATGACAGCTAATGGCCATCGAAGTCAAACGCGAGTCGCTAGATACTAAGTCAAGGCACGTATCCCCATCTTATGTGGATAAGGATGGCGTTCAATATTTAACTAGCTCTGATAAACCATTTCCTGTATTGGACGTAAATCATTTACGTTTGCATGAAGGCAGAGGATATTACGTATACAAGCAATACCCATATGCAGCTGGATTGGCAGCTGGAGCTAGCATTGATATTGCATTGGCTTTCCCTGCTGGCGTTACTCCGCATATTATGTTTAGCTACGGCTCTTCTGGAGAAACTGAGTTTTATGTTTATGAGGCTCCCACTACTAGCGGCGGAACAGCACTAACGATTAACAGGCGTAACCGTAGCTTAATTACTACAAGCTCTGCGGCTGCCGTTATTGCGCCTACAGTAACATCAGTTGGTACTGAAATATTTGGTGAATTTGTACCGTCTAACAAGCAAGGTGGTGGCGGTCAATTAAGTTCTTTTGAATTTGTTTTAAAGCCATTAACAACTTATTTGTTTAGGCTTACTAATGTTAATGCTCAACCTCACGCGGCTAATTTATTAGCAGATTGGTACGAATGAAGAAAGAGCATAAGAGTCCAAGCGGTGGTCTTACTGAGGCTGGCCGTAAATACTTTAAGCGGACAGAGGGCGCGAATCTAAAAGCTCCTGTCAAAGAAGGTACAAACCCACGGCGCGTATCTTTTGCTGCTCGATTTGGTGGTATGGCTGGGCCGTTGACAGATGAGAATGGAAAGCCTACGCGTCTGAAGTTAGCGCTGAGGGCATGGGGATTTGGTAGCAAAGAGGCAGCTCGCAACTTTGCAAATAAGCACAAAAAGGATTGATATGGCTGAGATGATGCGTTTAAAACCAGAGGACATCCTCAAGCGGCACGACATTGCGCTGCGTAAGAAAGAGGACTTCCGTGATCTATACGATGAGGCATACGAGTTCGCTTTGCCGCAGCGTAATCTGTACGATGGATATTACGATGGCAAGGTAGGCGGGGCTAAGAAGATGAATCGCGTATTTGATGCTACGGCTATCAACTCCACGCAGCGTTTTGCTAACCGTATCCAGTCAGGCATATTCCCGCCACAGCGCAGATGGTGCCGCTTAGAGTCTGGCCCTGATATTCCAGATGACCGCAAAGCAGAGGCTAACGCAGCTCTTGATATCTATACTGAGAAACTGTTTGCAACCATTAAGCAATCTAACTTTGATATTGCAGTTGGTGAGTTTTTGCTTGATCTGTCAGTAGGCACAGCAGTAATGATGGTGCAGCCTGGTGATGATATATCTCCAATCAACTACATTCCTGTGCCACAGTTTTTGGTTGCGTTTGAAGAGGGCGCTAACGGCCAAGTAGATAACGTATACCGCCGTATGCGTATCAAGGGCGAGGCTATTATCCAGCAATGGAAAGACGCGATTATTCCTGCCGATCTGCAAACTAAGATTGATAACAAGCCTACAGAAGATGTAGAGCTAATCGAGGCTACCGTATTTGATCCTAAGCGTGGCGACTACTGCTATCACGTAATCCACAAAGAGTCTAAGGTAGAGGTTGTTTACCGCAGACTAAAGCACAGCCCTTGGGTTGTCAGTCGCTATATGAAAGTCGCTGGCGAGATATACGGTCGCGGCCCATTGATTACAGCTCTGCCAGATATTAAGACATTAAACAAGGTAAAAGAGCTAGTACTTAAAAATGCTAGCTTGGCTATCTCAGGCGTATACACAGCGGCAGACGATGGTGTTTTAAATCCAGCTACCGTTAAGATTATCCCCGGTGCAATTATCCCAGTAGCGCGTAATGGTGGCCCACAAGGCGAATCATTAAAACCGTTACCTCGCGCTGGGGATTTCAACGTATCGCAGATTATTATTAATGACCTCGTAACCAATATCAAGCGCATTTTGCTAGATGAGTCATTGCCGCCTGACAATATGTCTGCTCGCTCTGCTACTGAAGTAGTCGAGCGCATGAAGGAGTTAAGCCAGAACTTAGGCTCTGCGTTTGGCCGTTTAATTAACGAGACGATGATTCCTTTGGTAAGCAAGACTTTACAGGTAATGGATGAGCGCGGCCTGATCGATCTGCCATTGCGAGTCAACGGATTAGAGGTGCGTGTTTCTCCAATCGCTCCGCTGGCTATGGCTCAGAATATGGAAGATGTAACCAACACAATGCAGTTTGTACAGATGGCTGCACAGTTGGGTCCAGAGGGTCAGGCCACACCGAAGTACGGTGAGATTATTGACTTTATCGCTGACAAGCTCGGCGTACCAAGCAGACTGCGCGCATCGTCTGAGGAGCGTCAATTTAATATGCAGCAAGCAGCGCAGCAAGCGCAGCAGCTCGCACAAGAGAATCCAGAGGTTGCGGCTGAAGTAATAGGTAAGATGCAATGAGTAAGCTAGAGCAGGCGCTTACAGATGGATGGGAAGGGCTCAATGAGATATCCCTAGATATTAGGGATTCTCAGCAGGCTGTTGAGGATTTGAATAAGCTATGCCTCAGAGTATTAGGTACTGAGGATGGCCAAAAGCTCATGGGATGGCTACGTTCATCCATACTAGAGCAACCAGTCGCCACGCCTGGTAGCGACTCTAGCTTTGCTTACTACCGAGAAGGGCAGAATAGCATCGTTAGAGACCTTGAAGCGCGGCTAATTAAAGCTAGGAAAATGTAACCATGAATGACGAAGCGAACCAACCCGCAGAAGATAGCGGCCTATTGGATTCAGCAACAGTTGATGACAGTAATGCCGCAGAGCAACAAGACCCAAATAGCACAGCAATAAGCCATTTGGCGCCACAAGAAGATGATTCACCCCTAGAAAGACCCGATTGGTGGCCAGAGAACTTTTGGAAAAAAGACACTACTGAGCCTGACTTAGAGGGCATTGCAAAGTCATGGTCTGACCTGCGTAAGCAGATTAGCCAGGGCAAGCACAAAGCCCCGGCAGACGGGAAGTACGATACCGCAGCCTTTGGTGAAGTACCAGACAATGACCCAGTAAAAAGTCATGTATTAAACTGGGCTAAAGAGTATGGCGTATCGCAGGCCGCACTAGATACCCTAGTCGGTGAAGTCGTTAAAATGGGTGGTGAGCAGGCTGAAGTCGGCCAGCGTACCATCGAGCAAGAGCGCGCAGCTCTAGGCCCCAATGCCGATGTCGTAATTAAAGGCATGACAGACTGGGCGCGTGGGCTAGTAAACAAAGGCATCTGGGGTAAAGATGACTTTGAGGAATTTAAGTATATGGGCGGCACAGCTAAGGGCCTAAAGGCTTTAGCTAAAGTACGGGAGGCTTACGAGGGTACTCGTATTCCTACCCAATCCATGCCAGTTGAGGGAGCGCCATCTAAGGATGAGCTCTATCAGATGGTAGCGGATCCTAAGTACAAGTCAGACCCAGCATACCGAGCCAAGGTAGAGAAGATGTTTAACTCGACTTTCGGTCAATAGATCCTTCACGGGAGTGGCTTGCCCCGGCGCAGTACGGCCGGGGTTTTTTTACGCCTATAAAAATATTTGCATAAGATGTTGCGTTTTTGTAACACTTCTGCTAGAAACTCCATAAGGCATACCATTTAATTGGCCCTTAATACAGATATTTCTGTCGATTGGCTAGCGTAACTAGCAAGCATACGGCCCTGCGAAACAGGCTAACCGAAGCAATAAACCTTAATTTTTTGTTTACCTATCAGGAGAATTTCAAATGTCAGTTCAATTATCGAACGCCTTTGTAACTCTATTTGATGCTGAGGTAAAACAGGCCTACCAGGGCAAGGCTATGCTGGTTGGTGCTGTTCGTCAGCGTCGTGGAGTAGAAGGCTCTACCGTCCGTTTCCCTAAAGTTGGTCGTGGCGTTGCAACCCCACGCATTACCCAGACCGATGTAACCCCATTAAACGTAGGCTTTTCCAATGTAACTTGCACATTGCAAGATTGGAACGCTGCTGAATATAGCGATATCTTCAGCCAAGCCAAAGTAAACTTTGACGAGCGTCAAGAGCTCGTACAAGTACTGGGCAATGCTATTGGCCGCCGTCAAGACCAGTTAATCCTGGACGCATTGACAGCTGCTAGCGGCACAGGCACAGTTAGCAACGATATCGGTGGTAGCGATACTAACCTTAACGTAGCTAAATTGCGCGAAGCAAAGCGCCTTTTGGACGCTAAAAACGTACCACCAGAAGGTCGTAACATTATTCTCCACGCATCAGGCTTGGCATCGTTGTTGTCTGAAACAGCTGTAACCAGCTCTGACTTCAATACCGTTAAGGCTTTGGTAAGCGGCGAAATCAATACTTTCTTAGGCTTTACTTTCCATGTATTAGGCGACCGTACTGAAGGCGGCCTGATTATTGATGGTAGCTTGGATCGTATCTGCTTTGCTTTCCACAAAGACGCTATCGGCTATGCTGAAGGTATCGCTCCACGCACCGAAGTTAACTACATCCCAGAAAAGACATCGTTCCTCGTGAACTCTGTATTCTCTGCTGGTGCAGTAGCCATCGATGCTGAGGGTATCGTTAAGATTACCGCTCGCGAAACAGCATAAAGGAGACTGAAAAATGGCTTATAGCTCAACTGGTTTTTCAACCATCGCTGCATCCAAAGCTGGTAATGCTCCAGCAATGTATGCTTATAAAACGACTGACGCCTTGGCTGATGTCAATACAGCTGGTTATTTCAATGAATTGTCGTCCATCCTCAGCGTTGGCGATCTGATTTATTGCGTAACTTCTACTGGCACTACCGCAGTAGCTAGCCTTGTTTATGTTCTTTCTAACGCCTCTGGTGTTGTTGACGTAAACGATGGCACAGTATTGGCAAATACTGACGGCGATTAATAGCTTTTAGTATTAAAATGGGCCATTACTGAGGTTTCTCGGTGGTGGCCCATTCTCACATTGGAGAAGTAAATGGCAGCTGGTGATACCGCTCTCTCGATATGTTCTGATGCTTTGTTGATGCTCGGCGCCAAGCCGATTTCGTCTTTTGACGAAGGCACAGACGAGGCGTCTGTTGCCAACCGTTTATACCCAGATATCAAGGATCAGGCGCTATTAATGTACCCCTGGTCTTTTAGCTATAAAAAGACGTCTATAGCGCGTTTAATCTCTACGCCTATCAATGAGTACCGTTATGAATATCAGCTCCCAGGAGATCGTTTAACGAGTCCTAGAGCCATCTATGATACCAACGCTACCAACATCCCTCCGCGCAAAGAATACCGCATCATTGGCGACAAGCTGCTGACTGATTACGAGCAGGTCTATATCGACTATCAGTACTCGGTGCCTGAGTACGATATGCCTAGCTATTTCGTGCAGCTGCTCAAGTACATGATGACTTGGCACCTCGCTTTGCCTATTACCGACCAAACAGACAAAAGCCAGTACTGGCAATCTGTAGCTACAGGTGGCCCAAGCGAGAATGGCCGCGGTGGCTATTTGCGTCAGGCCATGAATATTGATGGCGCTGGCAATCCTACTAACGCTATAAATGACTTCTCACTTATTAACGTGAGGTATTAATGAGTCGCTTTGTAAGCATACAAACGAACTTCTCTACGGGTGAGCTCGATCCATTGCTCCGCGCCCGTGTAGATTTAACTGCATACTCAAACGCATTAGAGAAGGCTACCAATGTAGTCTGCCAGCCACAAGGCGGTATTCGCCGTAGGCCTGGCTCGCGTTACATTACATCGCTGCCTAACTCTAGTACTGAGTCTGCGGCTAACGGCGTGCGCTTAGTTGAATTTGAGTTCTCTACATCTGACAGCTATATGCTGTGCTTTACGCATAATCGGATGTACATATTTAAGAATAGAACTTTAATCACTAACATTAACGGCTCAGGCAATCAATACCTAAGTACGTCTGGAGTTGGCCTGACTGGCGCTACATTAAATAATATCGTATGGACTCAATCGGCAGATACGCTGATTGTGGTGCATCCTGATATTGCGCCTATTAGCATTGTGCGCGGAGCTAGTGATTCTCTTTGGACTGCTAGCGCAATTACGTTTGACTCTATTCCTAAATACGCGTTTACGGTATCGGTAACTAACCCAGCTGGGACTCTGACACCATCCGCTGTATCAGGCAAGGTTACTTTGACTGCGTCATCTGGTGTATTTACTTCCGGCGCTGTTGGTCAATATATAAATGCTGTGCCACAAGGCAGAGCTAAAATTGTGCGGTTTAACTCGACTACATCTGTAGACGCAATTACAGAGTTTCCGTTTTTTAATACATCCGCTATTGCAAACGGGAGCTGGGACTATGAATCTGGGTACGAAGCTGTATGGTCTAGCGGAAAGGGTTGGCCTCGCTCTGTTACTTTCCACGAAGGTCGTTTGTACTTTGGTGGCTCTAAGTCTCGCCCTAGTACTGTATGGGGTTCTAAGGTTGGCCTCTTCTTTGATTTTGAGGCTACTGAAGGTTTAGATGATGATGCGGTTGAGGCAACACTAGACACCAATACATTTAACGCGATTGTCGATATTATCTCTGGTCGCGACTTGCAAGTGTTTACTACTGGCGGTGAGTTCTACGTCCCGCAAAATGGATTAGATCCAATTACGCCTACTAACTTCTTTGTTAAGACTGCTAGCCGTAACGGCACGCAGCAAGGCGTACGGGTGCAGCAGCTAGAGTCAGGCACTCTGTTTATTCAACGCCAGGGTAAATCGCTTAATGAGTTTGCGTATACGGATACTCAAGCTACTTACGTTACTCAGAAAATCTCATTGCTTGCTGGTCATCTGCTAAAGGGTCCAAGTCGCCTAGCTTTGCGTAGATCTGTTGCTACAGATGAGAATGACTTACTCTTGATGACCAACTCTAATGATGGCACGATGGCTGTATTTTCTCTGCTGCGCGCACAGAACGTCATTGCCCCATCTGAGTTCATTACAGTAGATGGTGCATACATCGATGTCAGCGTGGATATATCTACGATATATACCGTTGTGCGCCGCAATGTAAATGGAACAAACCAATACTACGTAGAGGTCTTTGATAATGACTTGTTTACAGACTCTGCTAAATCAGGCACAGGCGTAGTAAGCACAGTAACGATGTCGCACCTAGTAACGGAGACCGTTAATATTCTTGAGGACGGCGCAGTACAGGCTAACCAGGCTGTGCCTGCTGGCGGTACCGTAACGCTGCCTAGAGCTACAGCATCATCCTACGAGATCGGTTTGCCTATCGCGGTCGAGGCTCGCACAATGCCAGTCGATTTAAAGCTGCAAACAGGGACACGCATTGGATTTAAAAAGCGCATTGTTGAGGTAAACGCACTTGTTGCAAATACACAACACATGAAGATTAACGGTACTCAGATCCCATTCCGCGCTTTCGGTGATATTTTGGATGAGCCAGTCACAGAGTTTACAGGCACAAAAGTATTGCATGGCATCTTAGGTTACTCGCAAGAGGCTAAGATTACGATATCTCAGGACATACCTTTAAAGATGACTTTATTAGGTATGGAGTACAAAGTAGCCACACACCAGGGGACATAGCATGGCAGCAGTTGCGATAGTGTTAGCTGTAGTATCAGCTTACGGCTCTATTAAGGCCGGACAAGACAAGAAAAAATACTACGACCAGCAAGCAGCTGTGACTCGTCTTGAGACTGAGCGTAAATCTATTCAATACGAATTTCAGGCTAATCAAATACTACAACGCACCAACTCAGCTAATGCGGCTGTAATTGCTCGCGGCTTTGCTGGTGGTGTAAATGCTTTTGATGGATCAGCTGGATTAATTCAAGCGGTAAATAGCACTCGCGGCGGTAAAGAGTTTGCGTTTGCTTTATCGGGCGCAGAAGGTCAGCGCCGCAATGGATTGATACAGGCTAGTTTATACGAGGATGCTGGAGCTACAGCAGAGCGCACAGGCTATTTTGACGCTGCTGGTAAATTAGGTCAGGCCGCCGCGTCCTATGGATCTATGGGCGGCGCTCCTTCTGGCGGTGGATCTGCATATGGAGGTGGAGGTTAATATGGCAACTCTCCCACTCTATCAGCCAACAGGCCTTTTGCCTGCTGACATTCCGCGTTTAGATCGCGCTGACGTAAAGGAATCGCAGGCACAGCTAACTACGATTACATCTGCGTTAGATCGCGTATCTGACTTTGCATTTAAAAAAGCAAACGAGCAGGCAGAGCGTGAAGGTTTGCAGTACGGCGCAGAGAACCAGCCAAGCGCAGAGCAGGTTATGGCTGCAATGGAAGGCGGTAAAAGCCCACAGGAATTGTTTGCACAGCCTGGCACTACCTTTGGCAATGCAGCTCGTAAAGTACAGGCCGCTCAACTCCGTAATGAATTAGAAGTAAAGGTGCGTAATGAGTTCTCGCGCCTAAGCGGAATGGTTGACTCTGGTTCTTTTAACTTAAAAGACGTACAGACTCAGATTAAAGCGATTACCGATGGATATGGCAGAGCTATCTCTAGCATATCACCCGAGGAAGGCCTGCGCTTTAGGGCATCCGCTGGTAGTGCTGGAGCTCCTGTATACGCTAAGGCAGCAGACCGCGCCTATAAGATTTATGGCGAAGGCGTCAAAGCTAACGCAGATGACCTAATCTCGCAGACACCTACTATCATTGCTGATCTGATGCGGGTAGAGAAAGACCCAGTTTTACTGGCAGAGCGTATCTTAGTTGAACGCCAGCGCGTATTTGATATTGCAGCTCAAACAAACGATCCACAGTTCTTTGCTGAGAAACGCGCAGACTTTGACCGCGCATTGATGGGTGCGATTGTTGATTACACAGCCAGCCCAGAGTTTGCTAAGACTCCTGTAGAGGGATTGCGTAAGATGCAAGCTGGCGACTTTGG